CAGGACTGACGCCCCATCCTACACGCCCGCCACAGAGTGAAAAGCGCAACTCGGCAGTGCCATATATATAGTGCTTTGACATCGTATGGCTGTCACAATACGTTGCTATATATGGCCACAGCTGGCACCCAAACCATCCGGAAAGCCAAGGGGAAGACAGTCACGCTTTCCGCTGGCGACGTGATGGTAGCCCTCTCGGGGGACGCGGTGCTGTTGGGCGAAGACGGGGTGCCGACTGCCATCCGTCTCTTTCAGGCCGGCATTAACAAGACTTCCAAGGGCGAGATTCTCTTTGACGAGAAGGCCGCCGAGTCGGTGCTGGCCGCTCAAGAGAAGTACGGCAACGAATACTTTTTTGACTATGACCATGCCTCCCTGGCGGCTTTCGCAGTGGACCCGGCGCACGCGGGCAAGTCTGCCGCTTGGCATCGCCTGACAGTCCAGAACGGCGAGCTGTGGACAGAGGGCCTCAGCTGGACGCCCGACGCATCACAGTCTCTGTCGCGAAAGGAATGGCGCTACTTCAGCCCCGCCGTTCGCGTCGACAGCAAAAGCGGCCGAGTTCTCGAATACATCAACACGGCCCTTACCAACCGGCCCGCTACGTACCGCATGAAGCCCCTCGTCATGTCCCAAGACGTGGACGGCGACGAAGAAATTTCACCCCCGGAGAAACCCATGCCCCCGAAGATTCTCCTCGCCGCCCTCGGCTTGTCCGAGTCGGCCTCTGAAGCCGAAGCTCTTGATGCTGTCACCAAAGTGCGCGCCGCACAGCAGCAGCTGGCAACCCTTACCGCCAAGTCTGACGCGAGTGAAATTCTCGGCGTTGTCGCTGCTTGGAAGGCGAAGGCCGAAGAGTATTCGGTGCTGTCGGCGAAAATGGAGAAGCTCGAAGCCGACCGCAAGGAAGCAGAGGTTGTGGCTTTCGTCGATGAGGCCGTGAAGGCGGGCAAGCTGCCCCCGGTACTGAAAGAGCAGGCCCTGACTTTCGGTAGACAGAATTTCGGCTTCGTCAAAGCCTTCATTGAAACGCTTTCCAGCAAGGTTGAGGGCGGCCAGCTGCAGCCGAAGAAGCCAGAGGGCGGCGCTGTGACGGCGGAATTGGAAACCATCGTCAAATCCATGGGCCTGAAGCTGGATGATGTCGCCAAGCACCAGGCGCCCTTTCTGCCGATGTCCACCAAGCCCACCTAAGGCTCAAACAGAGAATTCCGACGTAAGGGAGAAAAACCGCTATGGCCGCATTAGCTGGCGCAAGAAATACTCTGCAATTTAGCAATCACCCATGGTTTGACTGGCACCTTGACCCCGGCGTTGCAGCTTCCACCACTTGTTACCAGGGCGGCATCGCCTGCCTGAATGCGAGCGGCTACGCCGTTCCGGGCTCGGCATCCACTACCCTGACTTGCATCGGGATGTTCGGGAAGACTGTCGCCAACTCAGGCAGCGCGGGTGCAGTCACCGTCACCGTTCGCCAGGGGATTTTCAAATTTGGCAACTCGGCGTCAGGCGACCTCATCACAATCGCCGAAGTAGGCAAAGACGTTTACATCGTTGACGACCAAACTGTCGCCAAAACGGACGGCAGCAGCGCGCGCAGCATCGCCGGCAAGTGTGTCGGCGTTGAGAGTGACGGCGTGTGGGTCCTCATGGGCATCCGGTAAAGGAGATTACACGTGCAAGTCACCCCCGCCTCAATGACGGCGCTGTACCAAACGTACAGCTTTGTTTTCAATCAAACCTTCGCAGGCGCTCAAACGACGTATCAGCAGCTTGTCACCCGGGTGCCCTCGTCAACGCTGGCGAACTATTACCCGTTCAGCGATGAGTTGCCTCAGGCTCGGGAGTGGATTGGGGAAAGGGTGCTGCAGAACAGGGCGGCCCGTACCTACGTTCTGCAAAACCGGGACTGGGAACTCACCGTCAAATTGAATCGCAACCAAGTCGAAGATGAAACCTTCGGTTTCTTCGGCACGAATACCGTCCCCTTCATGGCACGTCAGGCGGCGAAACAGCCTGACTACATGCTTCAGGACCTCATCCAAAATGGTGACTCTTCGTCGTCCACCATTTACCAGGCGTATGACGGCCAGCCGTTCTTCAGCACGGCCCACCCCGTCAACATGGACAACAGTACTTTCGGTACCTACTCCAACCGGCGCACCTCTACCGCGCTCAACGCCACGAACCTTGATTTGATGATGACGGCCGTCGCCGGCTTTAAGGGTGCCAACAATAAAATAGTTGGGGCAGGGGCGACACACCTCCTGGTTCCCCCGGCGCTGGCTACCACTGCGCGCACAATCCTGAATGCAGGAATTATTGCGCCGACGACGGGCATAGGCGGAAACGCGAATAGCATCGCCGTCACCAACGTCATGCAAAACGCTGTTCAGCTCATTGTTATGCCCGAGCTGGCCGGCGAAGACACGACTTGGTACCTGCTCGACTTGGGCCAATTCATGAGGCCGTTCATCTACCAAGAGCGGAAGGCGCCTCAATTCCAGGTGAAGGACCGCCCAGATGACGAGAACGTTTTCTGGACCAAAGAATTTATCTACGGGTGGGATTCACGCGGAGCCATGGGTTACAGCTTCCCATTCCTAGCCCTCCAGGCGATTGCGTAAACAGGAGACACTTTCATGCCAAGAATTCGCGTTACGGTTGCACCCCGGACAATGCCGGGCAGCAGCGAAAGTTACCCGGGCTACGGGGCGGCGGGGATTTACTTCCCCAACGGGACTTCAGAACATGAAGTCACCGACGAACAGCTCGCAGAGCTGAAGGCGCTGAAGCGGCCCTTTGACGACAAGGGCCGCCCTCAGGTTGCGCCCTTCGATTTTGTGGGCGGCGACGGCGAGAAGGTAGAGAACCAACAGCCGGCGAAAGTCCTCTCCTCTACCAGCCCTCAGGTTGAGGCCCACGGCGCGGGCACTCCTACGGACTTCGGTAGCCGCACCACTTCCTCTTCTGACACCACCTCCCACAAGAGGAAGTAAGTCGCATGGCCTACCTCACCACAGACGAACTCAACACCTATTCCATTGCTGGGCAGCGCCTGACGGGCGTCTCCATTCCTCAGCAAATGGCGGTGTTGGAGGCTGTCTCGAGGCTGGCTGATTCATACCTGCGAAGCCGCACCACCGTCCCCATTACAACGCCAGATGTCGACCTCAAAATGCAGCTGGCGCATATCGCTGCGTGGCGGCTTCTCTCCCTTCGAGGCGTCAACCCCGCCGACAAGGGCGGCGAGGTTATGGAGAAGCTTCACGACGACGCCATTGAATGGCTCCAAGGCGCGTCTGAAAGCGACGTCACGCCGGGTGGCGTCGAAGTTTCGAGCGGCACCGCCGGTAGCCGTCAATACGTGGTTGTCGCCCGAGTCGACGAATGCAACGTGACATGGATTGAGGCACCCACCCTTAGGGGGTGGTGAATGGCCATCACCGGGCCCAGCGTTGTGCCTCTCCAGCGAAGGTTTGAGGCAATCGCCAGCGATATGAAACGTGCCCTTCTCTTCAATTTGGCGGAAGAGGCACGCACTCAAGTCGTCAAAGGCTTCGAGGCAGAACGCGACCCCTATGGGGCGCCATGGCCTGCCCGGAAGTCGAGGCCCAGGCGTGGTCGTCAGGGCGGCAAGTTGCTTCAGGACACGCGGCGGCTGATGAATTCCATCAATCCGCGGCCTGCAGGCGACTCCATACGTTTTGATACCAACGTCGCATACGCCAAAGTCCATAACTACGGCGGCAAACACACGCCCAAGCGTCAGTTTCTCCCTGATGTTGGGAACGGGTTTGGACCCATCTGGACGGCGGCATTCCAGCGGGTTGCCGAAAAACTCATGGAGCGGGCGGTGCGCCGATGAGTCTTCTTGACATCGCCGAGCGCGTGCATGCAGACGACGCATTGAAGGTCTTCCCTTCCCCCATTCAGGGCAATGTCTCAGTCAAATACGCCGTGGGCGCTTGGCACGAAGACCCGGGCGCGCCCTATGTCGAGTGGCACCCGACGACAGACAAGTTTGAGCCCTTCCGAAGCATGCAGGGGCCAGTTCCACCCACCTTCAACGGTGGAACTCATGTCCTGGCAACGCGCTTGGTGGGCGGCGACCTCTACATTCACGGCGAACATTCGCCCGGCACGGATGACTACGCATCTACAGAAACTCTGCTGAATGCCGTCATTTTTGCGCTCATGCGGAGCGCCGGCACAAACCTGACAATCGAGTCGGGCCGCTGGTTGGATGGGACAGAACAGGAGAGCGGCGCAGACCGCAAGGTGTACGTGCTCTCCATCACCTTCGCTGTGCCGGTTACGGAGCCCAAAGCTTCTTACTCAACCGTCAACTTCACTCTTCCAAGCCACCTGCCCGTGAAGGCCGGCGTCACCTATCTGGACGGTGACACGGTTGGGCCATCCACGCCGCCTCCGTAGGAGTTTTTATGCCCGACGAAAGCCATCAGACGCGCCCTCTCGAGCTCCTGATTGAAGAATTTCGGCCCGAGCCTTGGGTAGTGGCCGCCGCGAAAGCCGGCCGCAAATGGGAAGACGGCCAGCAGCTGACACGCGAAGAATTCCAGCAGGCGCTTGAAGAGGCCAAAAACGTCCAAATTCGAGGCACCTAATGGCCATTCCTGACGTAAGCGTCACAGTCCAAGACGGAAAGCTCGGCATTGCCCCGGCGAATTCGAATCAAACCCAGCTGAAAATTGGCGTGTCTATGTTGGGCCTCGCCAATACCATTTATCCGCTGTCGGATGTGTCGACCACTGCCACCACGCTGGGCAAAGGCGGACCTCTTGCTGAGGCAACCGCGCTTGCTCTGGCTACCCAAGTCAACAGCGGCTTGGCCGTGCAAGGCGGGCCGGTTTACGCCGTCCCGGTTAATCCGAGTGTCGCCGGCACCGTTTCAGCCG